GGGGGGGGGCCCCCCGTCCCTGGCCGCCCTGGGGGGGGGGGTCGTCGGCACGCTGCCGGGAAAGTGCATCGTCTGGTGCCGGTTCAAGGAGGACATACGCCGCTGCGTCAAACGGCTGACCGACATGGGCCTGAGCGTCGTGCAGTACCACGGCGACGTCCCCGCCAGGGAGCGAGAGGTGTCCATCGACCGGTTCCAGAACGACCCGACCGTCGCGGTGTTCGTGGGCCAGCCGCAGGCGGGCGCCCGCGGGCTCGACCTGTCCGCGGCGGACTGCATCATCTGGTACTCGGTCACGCCGGACGCCATCATCACGGAGCAGGGCAACGAGCGTGGCACCCAGGTCGGCGGCAAGGCGGTGTCCATCGTGACGCTGGCGACCGCCGGCACCGTACACGATCACATCGTCGAGATGAACGAGGGCAAGGTCACCCTCGCCGACCAGGTCAGCGGCCGCGGGCTGCGGGACTTCCTCCTGGCCAACAGGGTATGAGGGTTCCACGCTAGGCGCCCTCCAGAGTACAAAGGGTGACATTCAAGGGTCGCAACCACGAGGACGAGTAATGACTGCGAAGAAGAAGGCTGCACCGAAGAAGTCCGGCGACAAGAAGCCGGGCGTTGGCGACGTGGCGATCGAGGCGCTGCGCGCTGGCAAGGACAACGAGGAGGCCCTCGCGCTGGTCCAGAAGAAGTTCCCCGACGCGAGCGTGAGCATCAGCTCCATCGCATGGTACCGGAACAAGCTGCGCAGCGACGGCGAGAAGGTCCCGACGGCCCGCGAGATCAAGGCCAAGCGGAAGAAGTCCGCCACAAAGTAAGATCTATCCCAATGCAGGAGCCCAGCACTAACCATGCTGGGCTTCTCCATATTTACGAGCCCCTATAGCATGTTAGTATCCCCTGTTAGCAACAGGAGAGAGGTTAGCACAATGGCTAAGAATATGTTCGACCTGATCGACAAGGGCTATGCCGGGAAGTGGGGCGAGCCGGGGCTCGACGCCATCGGCCCGACCCAGTCCCAGGCGGAGCGCGACCGACTCCACCAGCGTGAGGAGCTCATCAAAGCCAGGCAGGGCCGCAAGACCCGGAAGTCCTACTACGAGCGCCAGCTCGAGAAGTTCGGCTTCACCAAATGAAGATTAAGGAGTTCGGCTTCACCAAATGAAGATTAAGGAGTACGTCAGACAGCTTTGGGATAACGGGTCGACCCTCGAGGTCGCGGTTGTCCTCACGCAGAAGAGGTTCCTGCATTCGTGCGCGAGCAGAACGTATGTCATGAGGATCTACCGAGGACTGATGATGGATCGGGCCCGAGAGGATCGCAAGCAGGAGGAAGCAAAATGTCTGTCCAAGGACTAGCCTACGTCAGGGCCTACTACTCCGGCGTCGTCAAACTCAGGCACGACACACCACTCCGATACGAGATTGGGCCGGACCGGTGTCCCAGCTTCGGCGAGGCCGGAGCCCTGATCCTCGATCCCAACGACGCGGGCAAGCTGAAGAAGACCAGCCGCCTCACGCTGTTCTGTCCCTTCACGCTGACCGCCAACCAGATCACCTCCGAGGCCGGCGAGATTTGCGTCGTAAAGAAGGTGCTCAAGAAGCGCAAGATAGAGGGCGTCAAGGAGGAGGACGCCATGTCGGACGAGGTCAAGCTCGTCGAGCGCGTCCCCGAGCAGGACCTCGACGACGAGCGGGTCGAGCGGCTGGCCCGGATCATCACCCACAACTGGAACTCGAGGTGCAACCTCGGGCTGCAGTCGGACCTCGACGTCGCGGCGGTCGTGCTCCAGCGTATGGGCAAGCCGGTCCCTGAGGCTCGGCTCATCGTCCGCAAGGACGCGACCGGCCAGGCGAAGAAGACGGGACGCGACGCCGCCGTGGCGCTGCTCAAGGCCGTCAACCCGTCGAGCAAGCCGGGCCGGGTGCTCGCCTTCTTCCTCCCGGGTGGCCGGTCGATCATCGAGGCCATGGCCGAGTTCGGCTCGACCAGGTCCTCGGTCCAGACCAGCTTCCGCAACCTCCAGGAAGATAATGGCATCGGCTACGAGCAGGCCGCGGATATGGTGACGATAATCCTGCCGCCCGACTGTCAGGACCCATTCGCCGAGCCCATCGTCAAGGGCGCAACCAAGCAGGAGGCACGCGTGGCAGAGAAGCCCAGAGGCAAACCGATGCAGGACGAGCTGCTCGTCTCGCCGCTACCCACCAAGGGCAAGCGCCGCGAGGTAGCGCTGGCGTGCATGAACAGGTTCGTCGGGATCGAGGAGATCGCAAAGGCCCTGGACTGCTCCGCCGGCTCCGTCCGGTCGCACCTGAACGACCTGCACCTCAAGCACGGCCTCGGGTACGAGATCACCGACGGCAAGTGCAGGGTGACCGCCCCGAAGGGCTACGTCGAGGAGAAGGATCCGCTGGCATGAATGCCGATAGAGCCTGCATTGGAGAACTCATCGACCGCCTGACGTCGCTGTCCTGCGTCATCCGAACTGCTGGGGACAGTTCGTGGTGCACGACGTGCGGCCATCGGTTCGACACAAATACGGAGGAAAATAACCAGCCTCCGGTATGCCAGCTGAGGCTCGATCCGATACGCGGAGGACTGCTGACATGAGATGGAAACCCAGGAACAGCGGCATCTGCTTCGCCTGGCTCCCGACCTGGACCCAGGACGAGGGCACCGTGTGGCTGGAGTGGCTGCACTGGGAGCGCAACGATGGCGGTGCCAACCAGCCGTTCGCCTACTGGGCCTGGGTCTCGGAGGAGGACTACGACGCGGGCAAAAGGGCAGGTCGCCGTGGCCAGTAAAGCCAAGGAGCTGAAGGCCTACGTCGAGCAGGTGCTCGTGGACGAGGGCGTGGCGAGGCCGTACGAGTTCTCCCTGGCCGCGAACTCACACCAGCAGGTCGTCTTCTATGTCAAGGGCATCCGCGTCAAGTACCAGTTCCCGTTCTCCCCGTCGGACTACAGGTCCATGCTCAACTCGCGCTCGTCCATCCGGAAGGCCATCCGCACCGCCTCGGGGCACGCTCTTTCAGGAGCACCTGCGCGGCGATCCCTTCTGGATGATGGTTGCGTGCTGCCTCGTAAACCTCACCACCTGGGAGCAGGCCGAGCCGGCGTTTCTAAACTTGCGCCGTCGGTTCGTCCACGCTGGCGGTCTTGCGGGGGCTAGACCCGCTAGGCTCGTCCACGCCCTCCGGCCGCTCGGCCTATCCAACATCAGGTCAAAACGTTTGGTCGCGATGGCCAAGGCTTGGTGCACGCAAGTCCCCTCCTCTGCCTCGGATGTTCTAAGTCTACCTGGCTGTGGTTCCTATGCCGCGGACAGTTGGGCGATCTTTATCGAAGGCAGACTCCTTGACCGTGACACTGTCAGTGACCACAAACTCGGATGGTTCCTCGACGCTGTCGCGAGTGGAAAGAAGGAGACTCCAATGCCTTGCCTGCCACAAGGTTCATCGAGTACAGAGAACTGAGGCTGGACGCAAGTGGCGACTTGAGAACCTCGAACGGGTTCGAGCCTATCGTCGTCGCCATCAGAAGGTATTCCTCTCAGACCTTTCCAATCGACTTGCTCATAACCTGCGAGTTCGTCTGGGCAAAGTCATACGAGGGCGAAAGACGAGGTCGACGTTAGACCTCTTAGGGTGTTCACTTGAACGTCTTAAAGAGCATCTTGCAGGACAGTTTCAATCGGGAATGTCCTGGGAGAATTATGGGCAGTGGGAAGTTGACCACATCAAGTCCCTAGCATCCTTTGATCTGACCGATCCCATACAGCTCGCGGAGGCGTGCAACTTTTCCAACTTGCAACCTCTCTGGGCCTTGGACAACAACCGGAAGGGAAACATATGTTAGAGATGCAGCTAAGCAACGTCCGCGACTTCCACATGCAGGTGACGGGGCAGCCGATGGCGGACGTCCCGACGATGCTCGTCGCGGACCGACGGGACTACGCGATCAAGTTCCTGGACGAGGAGCTGACCGAGTTCAAGGACGCCTGCACGATCGCCGACCAGGCTGACGCACTGATCGACATGATCTACGTCGCCTACGGGCGGCTCCTCGAGATGGGCATCCAGCCCGGCCCGTCCTTCCAGCTCGTGCACGAGGCCAACCTCAAGAAGGTCCGCGGCCCGACGAAGCGTGGCGGCGTGTACGACGCCGCCAAGCCCGATGGCTGGCAGCCGCCGGACTGGGAGGACCACCTCAGTCTCGACAAGGGCCAGTACATTGGCCTCACACGTGAGGTCGATCAGTTTGGTGGACCGCGACCGCGGACAAACCCCTGGGACAATAGCTGTCAGCCGTTCTTCAAGAGCACGGTCGAGCGCGAGGATTACGAGCGCGAGCACCGCAAGCCTAAGATCCTCCTGCTCGGCTACGGACGGCACGGCAAGGACACCGTCGCCGAGATCCTCGAGAGCAAGTATGGACTCACCTTCACCTCGAGCAGCATGGTCTGCGCGGAGAAGGTAATGATGCCGGTCTTCAATAGGCACGACGGTGTCCGCCAGACCGTCATATATGCCGACGTCAAGGAGTGCTTCAACGACCGACACAACCACCGCGTCACGTGGTTCAAGGCCATCGAGGAGTTCAACACCCCCGATAAGTCGGCGCTCGGTCGGATCATCTTTGAGGCCAACGACATATACGTCGGCCTCCGCAGCGCCCGCGAGTTCCACGCCGTGAGGAACGCCGGGCTGTACGACGTCTGCATCTGGGTCGACCGCTCGCAGCACGTGCCGCCCGAGGACAGGTCGTCCTGCACCGTCGAGCCGTGGATGGCCGACTACGTGATCGACAACAACGGCACGCTCGACGAGCTGGCCTTCAACGTGGACGCCCTCATGTGGGGCCTGGAGAAAAAGCGCAATGCCTAACGATCGGACCCTCTCGCACGTAGCCGGGACCTTCCCCTACATCTACGACGAGCTGCTCGAGGAGCTCGTCAACTCGCCGTTCACGGAGGTCAACCAGCGGACGGGCGCCGAGATCAAGATGCTCCTGGGCGGCTGCAGCTTCAAGCTGGACCTGACGGACCAGCGTGTGCCGGTCACCGGGTCCCGCAAGCTGTTCCCGCACGTGGCCGCGGCCGAGGTCGCCTGGTTCCTCCAGGGCAACCAGGACGTGACCTGGCTCAACTATCACGCCAAGATATGGGACAAGTTCAAGGAGCCGGGGACGGAGATCGTCAAGGCCGCCTACGGGTACCGCTGGAGGTTCCACTTCGACCGCGACCAGATCAAGCTGGCGATCGCGGCGCTCCAGATGAACCCGACCGACCGCCGCGTGTGGGTGCAGGCCTGGGACCCGAGCGAGGACGGCCTGGGCGCCCCGAACCAGAGGAACGTGCCGTGCCCCATCGGCTTCACCCTCTCGATCGTCGGCGGCCTGCTGCACAGCTCGCTGTTCATCCGCTCGTCGGACGTCTTCGTGGGCCTGCCGTACGACGTGATGGGCCACGCCATCCTGATGGCCAACGTCGCGGCGTCGATCGGCCTCATGGGCCTCGGCACCATGCAGGTGACGCTGGCCCACCCGCACCTCTATGCACAGCACTACGACATGGCCGCGCAGTGCCTCGTGAACGTCCACCACCCGAAGGGCCCCGAGCTCTATGCGTGGCGGGTCGACGACGTACTGGCGGACCCCGACGGCTTCGTCTTCACCTACCGCAAGTCGGCGCAGGCGGTTGAGTGGTCCGATTATGCGCCCAAGCCGGAGTTGGTACTTTGAAGATTGTGAGCAACACGAAGAAGGACGAGAACAGCGCCTCCGGGGAGGCGATCGACCCCGGCACACCGCTGTCGCCGGCGGAGCAGCAGCGTATGCAGCTCGAGCAGTCACACCCATTCGTGAAGGGCATGGCCAACGCCGGCGCCATCCTGGGCCGGGACATAGGCGTCCTGGCGCTGCGCGCCGTCGAGGGTGTCCGCGACGGAGGCCTCAACGCCGTGCTGTACTGGACCGGCGACCGAGTCCCCGAGGCCATCAGGGCGCAGATGACGGACCAGATGCGCGACAACCTCCACGGCGCGATGATCGTGCCGCAGGGCGCGCGGATGCCGCTGTTCACGTTCCACGAGACCCAGGTCCGCACCGCCTCCCGCGTCCTCGCCGATGGGTCGCAGCTCATCATCTTCGAGGAGGTCAAGGACGCGCAGCAGGACGCGGCCTCTGCCTAGGGTCCTCAACAAGCACCGCGACACCATCCCCCCGGGCGCAGTCTACTGCGGCCGGGGTTCTCCGTACGGCAACCCGTTCCCGATCGCCGGGACACTGACGCGCAAGAAGGCGATAGAGAAGTTCGTGCGCGAGGTCCTCCCCGGCCTCGACGTGTCGGCCCTCCGCGGGAAGGACCTCGTCTGCTTCTGCAAGCCGCGGGCGTGCCACTGCGATCACATACTGGAAAAGGCGAACAGATGAAGCTCATCATGGCGGTTTCGAAGGAAGGCTACGTGACCAGGTGCCTCGACGACGACATGAGTTGGACCGGGCCGAGCGACAAGACGGCGTTCCGCCTGCTGACCTGCGTCGGCGGCCACATCGCGTGCGGGTCCCGGACCTGGGACAGGATGCCGCACCAGCTCCCCGGCCGCCACCTGGTCAAGCTGAGCACGTCCGCGCCGATCGGCCACGAGACCCCGACGCTCGACTGGTTCGAGAAGCACCACCCCGACGGCTGGCTGATCGGGGGCCAGACGATCGCGCTCGAGGCGCTCAAGAAGGACCTGGTGGACCAGGCATTCATCGTGCACTCGTCGCGGCTCTGCTTCCCGACGGCGAGCGGCGACAGGTATACACTGGGTAGCCAGTACCACCTGCACGAGGACTACCAGCGGCACAACCCGCGGTGGCGGAAGTCGACGACCCTGGCCCTCGGCGACGTCGAGGTCGCCGTCTGGAACAGGCAGCGGCTGTGAGGGAGTCCTCCCTCTGGAAGTGGCTTCAGCAGGCCGAGGCCAAGCTCTACTTCACCCCGGACCTCCACTGGCGGCGGATCGAGAACCTGGTCGCCGAGGGCGACCCGGACGTCGAGGGCTGCTACCGGGGCGTCTGCTTCAACATCGAGCTCAAGGTCGCGGACAGGCCCGCCAGGGAGACCACGCGCGTCCTCGGTCCCGCCGACATAAGGCCAAAGCAGATACCCTGGGCCAAGGCCAGGTGGACCGCGGGTGGATCGAGCTACTTCCTGATCCAGGTTGGATCCTCCGCCAAGGCGCACCGGTACCTAATCACCGGAGGACTCGCCGACAAGATCATCGGCGCTACGGAGCAGGAGCTCTACGACAGGAGCATCATCGACCGGCACGCCGACCAGGTCGAGGTCCTCACGAACGCGTGCGCCTATCGTTCTCCTAGCCTTCCCTGAACGCGAGAATACGAAGGCCCGTCTCGCAATATACCCTCCGAACAATCATTGAGGGTCGAACATGGATTTGGAAGCGCTATGCGGGCTGACGATCGTCCAGCTGATAGAGGAGCACAACCGCCTCGTGGGCGATGATCAGGAGAAGAAGATCAAGACATGGAAGGACGACAAGACCGTCCTGGCGCAGAAGATCGTCGAGCTCCGGGACCTGGACAGGAAGCGCAGGTCGGCGAGGACCATCAAGTCGGCGGCATACGAGCTGCTCCTCCAGGTGGACTACCCGGACCACAACCAGAGGCCCGTCGGGCACTCCTATGACGTCATCCTCGCGCGGCTGCGCGACGAGTTCCCGGACAGCAGCACGACGGACAAGTGCCTCAGGTGGTACGCCGTCCAGCTCAACCTCGACAACGCGCGGATGCCGTGGCGCCCTCGCCGCGCGCCCAAGAAGAAGGTGAAGACAGATGTGGAAGCATAGCGTAGACTGGTTCGTCGGCACGGAGCTCGAGATGTGCCGCAAGATGGACGACCACCAGCGGCACTACGAGATCCTCTCGGTCCAGCTCGTAGAGACGTTCGTGGACCTGGCCGACCTGAAGCACCGCTGGCTGTTCGTCATGAGGAAGATGCCGTCGTGAGGTGCCTGGTCTGCTGGTTCACGGACCACATCTGGAAGAACATGGGCACAGCCCTCTCGCACCCGGGCCATCAGATGGAACGCTGCGAGCGCTGCGGGGCGAGAAGGAGCATTCGTCGATGAAGCAGGTCAGGACGAGGATCGCGGGCTTCAACCACCACGACGGCGCGCCGAAGGCGCTCATGACCATGCGGCCTCAGACGCGGCTGCTGCTCGTGCCGGAGCCGAAGAACCCGCACGACAGGAACGCCATCAGGATCATCACGACGGCGGGACAGATGCTCGGCTACGTGCCGACCGTCGACGCCCCCGGCGTGCACGAGCGCCTCAGGGACAAGAACGTGCACGTGAGGTGCTTCAAGACGACGGACACGTTCAACTCGATCGCAATCCAGTATGAAGAAGGAGATCCCCTAGCATGAAGAAGCCAAAGACGTACCGAGTGCAGTCCTTCATCGGCCTAGAGCTCAAGGGCCTCTCGGAGGGGGCCATGCGCCGGGTGGAGCTGTCCCCCGAGATCGTTGCCGCCCTCGCGGAGACGTACCGCCTCGAGCTCGCCAAGCTCGACATATTTGCCTACCCCCGGGTCATGAGGGCGGAGGAGGTCAGGGCGGCCTACCTGGACGGACCCATCAACCACATCCCCATGAACGAGCAGGTGCTCGTCACCGGCGCTCGACCCTGGGAGCCAGGTCGCCCGCTGCGCCAGTTCGTGCGGGGCTTCCTCCGCGACCACCTGGGCACGAGCAAGATCGTCGCCCACCTGCTGGCGGACCTGTTCATGAAGCGCTGGGATACGGCGAAGACCGACGGTACGGCCAGGCGGTACGCCGAGGAGATGGACGACAAGCACACGCTGGCGGCCACGTTCGACCGCGAGGCGGCGGAGGCGACCGACAAGATGCTGGGGATGACCGACCGGGCTAAGGCCGACATGGTGTTCCCGGACCGTCCGTTCTTCGACCCGAGCAGCCGGCTGTTCAGCGCAGGACGCTGAACGGTTCTACAGAACCAAGGCCTAAACGGCCCCGGAGGATAGGCTCGACCACCTGTCCTCCGGGGCCTCGTTTTTACCTGGGACTCCTAGCTTAACCCAGCAAACCAGCGTCCACCAGCTTTCCCCAGACGCGCTCCTGCACGGCCTCGAGCGACGGGCCAGACGACGACGCCCTTCGACGCGTCGTCGGTCGTGTGGTAGGTCCGCCACTCCCAGACGATGCTGTCCGGGCGGTACTTCTCGATGGTGGCGAGGACGATGCCCGACTGGTCCCTCAGGACCCAGGCCTCGATGGGTCCGGTCAGCTTGCTCCATTCGGTGTTCTTCATCCGAACATCCCCGGGAACTCCACCGAGAACTCGGTGTGCTCCATCAGCTCCTCGTTCAGGTCCTCCGCCTTCTGCTCGCGCTCGTCGGCCTCGGCCTGCTTGCCGTCCAGGGCCCCCGCGGCCTTCGTCTCGGCCGCGGCGGTGCGGTAGGCGTCGATCGCCTCGACCGCGGCCTGGAGCAGGGTCTGGGCGTTGGAGAACCGCACGTCGCGGGAGGGACCCTTCCGCTTGTCCTTGTTCACCATCTCCACGCACTCGACGGCGAGGTCCTTGACGTGATCGGGGACCTCGGGCGGCTCGTCGTGCTGCTCGAGCTCGTCCGCCGCCTCGGTGGCCACCTCGCACTTGGGCATGTGGCCCATGTTGGCGCTCTCCATGTTGTCGGCGGTCTCGCGCATCTCCTCCGCCAGCTCCTCGAACACCGCGAAGGCGTCGTTGATCGCCCCCTCGACGGTCGTCTTGATCGGCTTAGGCTTGTAGGCCATCTTGGTCTCCCTTCTCTGGTTTCACGAACGACTTATGGAACGCCGAGCGGGACGACGGCTTGTTGCCATCGAACCGCACTATCCAGCAGCTCTTGTCGCGGGACTCGCCGATGACGATCCCGTGACGGTTGCCCCGATGGTCAACCCCGACGAGTCGGAACTTGTCGCCCTTCTTCATAGCCCGAGGCACCGTCGGGCGCGGTTCGTGTGGCGTGGATAGTTCTCCCACAGCCAGTCGTCCTGGTTCCCCATCGGGGAACCGGCCGCCTTATAGTTGGCGGCGACGCGGCTGCAGAAGTCCCCGCCGTGACGGGCGTAGCTGAACGTCAAAACCAAAGCCAACGCAGAGACCGCCAGCGCGGTAACGGCGAGGGTCGGGACGCATGAGGAAAGTCGCAAGGGAAGTCTCCTTGGCTGCGCAGCTGTCGATCGGCTGCTGGGATCCGGTCGGGCACTCGTCCTTGGTCGTCCTCACGCCGCGACGGCCGTCTTCGGGCGGATCGGCATCACGACGCGCTCCTTGCCGGTCTGCTTGTTCAGCTTCGTCGCGTACCAGCGGAGGCAGTTGAGCGACGTCTCGGCCTCGGGGAACTTCTCCTGGACCTTGGCGAGGATCTTGCCGTAGGGAAGGCCGAGCGGTCGCTTCGACTTCTCGTCGGTGCCGCGGACCTCGAGCAGCAGCTTCTCGCACAGCTCGCGGATGGCGCCGCGCTTGACGCCGTCGGCCTTCGCCTTCTTCTTGGCTGCGGCCTTCTTGGCGGGCTTCTCCTTGGTCGGCGGCTCGGCGTGGTCCACCGGACGTCCGACCTGCTTACCGAGCTCGTCGGCGGGCGCCTCGAAGTCCGTCATCCGCTCGGACGGTCCGGCGGACTCGTAGAAGTAGTCCTCCGGGGCGGTCTTGAGGATGGAGGCGATGAGGTCGGCGACCTTCCGCTTCCACTTCGCGATGGCGGGTTTCCCCGACACTCCGTTATAGATTGCGACCAGTTCAGCAGTCTTGAGTCCGTTGAGTGCTGTCGACATTGGGTAACTCCTTGGTGTGTATCCCTTAATGGTATATCAAGGGGTTGGTGAAGGGAATGGACTAACTCACTTTGCCGGGCGGTTGGTGGGGACCTTCCGACCCTGCTTCCTCATCTCGGTCTCGTACCAGCGTAGGGACGCGACCGTCGTCTTCGAGTTCGGGTACCGCATCGCGATGGCCAAGATGACCCAATGGTAGGAGTACGGTCCGACGCCGACGAGGTCGCGGAGGAGGAGCTGTCTGGCGTAGTTGCCCAACGTTCCCGGCGCTCCGGTAGTCGAGGCGGCGTAGGCCTTCGAGGCGGCGTAGGCCTTCTTCGTCCGGGCGATCTGGTCCGCGAAAAGATCCCGAGTCTGCGGGCTAGGCGCGGCGACCCGGTTTCCGTCGAAGCCCCAGCCCTTCGGCCACACGGAGGCGACGGCACTCACTGGTATCTCGTACTTCGCCATGAGCTTGACCGCCGTCTCGACGGCGGAGGCCTCCTCGCCAACCGTCGCTCCGCGAGCGACGGTCTTGGCGAGGACAGCCTTGATTAGGTTCAGCTTGCTGCTCATTGGACCACGGTCTCCGTCACGAGATAGCACTCGTCGATGGCACTCAAGGGTCGGCAAAAGGCCCTCGAGAAGTCATCGTTCCAGTCGAGGCCGGGAAATACCTGACGGTCGCTGCTGTTGGGATCCACCATCGCCTCGAACAGTTCCGAGGCGTGTCCCTCCACCGCCCGAACGGCGGAGGTCTTCGTTCGGAACGAGGTGACGAAGGGCGTCACCTCGTTCTCGCAGATGTGGGTGATTGTCCAGACCTTCATGGGGTCAAATCTCCTTGACTTCGACGCTCACGATGCGGACGATCTTTTTCGTGTCGCGGTTGATGAGGTCACGCCCAATGTTGCGGCGATCGAGGATCGCGTGGTTGTTGGCGGTCACGAGGCTCCGCGTCTCGAAGCGACGGACCTTGCCGTCGGCGTAGGTCGTCACGACCTCGTGGGTCTTCGGCATCGCTTGGATGTAGGCGATAAGGTCTTCGGTCTTCATAACCAGTCTCCGTCGTTTCGATCTTCAAAGGATAGTCCCCCTCCCAGCGTTTGTACATGGGGAACTTCGGAGACGATGGGATATGGCTAACGCCTGGCTAACGGGAACCAACACTGGGACAGTTCTCCTCCACTCTCTATATACGCCCGTATGGGACCTTTGGACCAACATCCCCTATTAGGCCCATATCAGCCATAAAGGAATGGGGATGAACAAGGGGGTGTACAAATACTGGGAAGGGGACTATCCTTTATAGATCGATGGCAGGGCATAATGTCCCTTGGCAATAGGATTTGAAAATGACGATCAAGGTTCAACTAGGCGCCGCACGCACCATCAAGAAGCATTTCGTCGAGGTCAGAAGCCTCCTCGAGGCCTCGGAGGTTGTCTCCAAATTCATTGGCAATAACGACTGCACCGCGGGTTGCGGTTCGGACTGGAACGTCTTCAACGGCGGCGACATATTCATCGACGACGAGAAGGCCGCGCACGTCTCCTACAACGGACGCGTTTGGGACCTCGATCAGAGGGAAGTCGTTCTCGGTTTCGAGAAGGCGTACCGTAAGGCAGAGGCGATAAACAACCTCAAGTGCCTGCAGGCCGACGGCAGGTGAGTGATGAAGTTCGTTCTTCAGTCTTTCAATGGGCACACTTGGTGCACCATCTCGAAGCCCCGCGACGAGGAGAAGCAACGCGAGCGATACGCTGCCCTCCTCAGGGCAGTCCCAGAGGCCAAGGACCGTCTCCGCATCGCGTTGGTGGAGGGTCAGTGACATGGAGCGCCTAACGATCACTATGCCGCCGGAGGTAAGGCGCGAGATGGAGCGCCTCCGGGTTGCACTCGAGAAGGAGACTGGGCTGACAATCTCGTTGTCCAGCATCATCGTCGCGGCATGCCGCAAGTATGTAGGGAGTGGAAAATGACTACTGGTCAGAAGATCTATGGTAACCGCGGGGCCTTCCGTGGCTACCTGTGCGTGGACTTTGCCGGCGATATCGAGGAGGCGATGGAGTTCGCCGCGGCGAACGACCTCCGCTCGCGCCACTACGCTCGAGAGCCGGCGAAGTACAATCCCCACAATGGCTGCGTCATCCTCAACGTCGGGTGGACGAGCGTCGCCAACAAGAGGGAGCTGATGAGGAAGCTGGACTCCCTCGGCTGGGACAAGGGCTCCGTCATGGACGTCAAGACCCTCACCCAGGTCTACGGCCGCGGCGAGTGGTCCCTGCGATGGGGGAAGGGCTGGCAGCACCGCGGCAAGCAGCTGACGCAGGATCCTCCCAATGACTGACCGGACCCGGGACTGGACGATCGTCGCCTCCGCGGCGATCACGGCCCTGTGGATCCGGCCTCGTCGCGCTCGCCGTCGCCCTCCTGAGATGATGAAGAAGGCCGCCGGATCGCTCCGGCGGCCTCGCTCTCTTTCTCCCAAAACCTTTTTGTTTGGCTGCTGCGCGGTTTAGGAGAACGCAGCCTCTCGAGTGACAGGGCGCTCACGCACCGTTCTACCCTCGCCGCGCATCTTCGAGGCATAGTGACGGACGGAGGCAGGACTCGTCTGGGACGAGAAGGTGCGGCGAGCATCCCGGGCGATCTCCGCGTACGGCCTCTTCGTCCGGGCCAGGAGGGCCTCGACGAACACGTGGATAGTCTTGGCGCCGTTCCCGATGGGGCGGTTCTTCTTGTGGTTGGACATGGTAGACTCCTTTGCTCTGGTTTGCGACAGTTCAGATGGCACGTCCGATTGTCACGAGGGTTAATGCTCAGAACTGATCACAGTTCCCCCTCATTCACCGTCTCAATATAGCACGAGGGGGACGCCATTTACATGGCGTCCCCCTCTAAATGCTTGGGTACGGTTAGCGAAGTTTACGCGGCGGATCAGCCACGCCAGCGGCCATTCCACTTGGTGATGATGCTCCGCATGCCGTTCGGATAGGTCACTATGTCCGAGTGGGACCACGTGCTCGGCCCCTTGTTGTACTTCATGTCCAGCTTGCCGGAGACGCCGGACTGGTAGGCGCCGTTGAAGATCCCGGCCTGGTGCTTGTCCGCGGTGTTCGACCGGCGTCCCATCTTGGAGAAGCCGCGGAGGTTGCCCTTCGAGCCGTTGACGCCGAGGTGGCCGTGCATGCCGCCCTCGATGCCGCCGTGTTCGTCCGGGCAGAGGATGAAGGACTCGTCGTCGTGCAGGAACTGGACGCTCTTGGGGCAGCCGCCGTGCTGCTTGAGGAGCCACTCGATGGACAGGAACTGCTTGTCCTGCTTCTCGGCGTGCGTCAGCCAGGCCAGGTTGCCCTGGTGCCAGAGCACGAGGTTCGCGGTGTCGCGGTCGCGGACGCAGTCCATCGACTGCAGCCAGCGCTCGAAGGCGTCGTCGTGGTTGCTCTTGACGGCGATCGACCGGCACCAGTCGCGGCTCGAGTAGGCCAGGAACTCGCCGGTGGTCCGCGCCTCCTGCTCGATGCTGTCCATGTTCTCGACGCGGCGCTCGAACATCCGGTGCGGGTTCATCCGCTCGTGGTGGTTGCGGACGTACATGTCGAAGACGTCGTGGAAGAACTGGTACTTCGGCTGGAGCGTGTCGAGCATGCCGCCCGAGCCCCAGCTGATCCGCTCGATCTCGGGGTCCATCTTGGCGGCGTGGATGTCGCCCCAGGTGATCGCCTCGACCGGGTTGTTCGTGGTCACCGCGCCGGCCGCGACGCGCACGTCCAGGTCGTGGATGACGCCCTGCTCGTCCGCCTGCACCTGCCGGACGAAGAACGCGCCGTCCTCGCTGACCTCCACGAGCAGGCCGCCGTAGCAGTGGTGTGGCTCGGCCGTCTGCCCGGCCTTCTTCTGGAGGTAGTTGCGCTTGGTCACGGTGCCCGTCGTGTACATGAGCTTCGTGCCCTCGTTCTTGCCGGAGGCGACGGACACGAGCTGCATCTTGGCGTGCGGGTAGATGGCCGAGGAGCGCCCGGTGTGGAGCTCGAGGCCCGTGAGCGGGTTGACCGCGGTCGGCAGGATGTTCGTCCCGGCGCAGAACACCAGGGCCTTGCCGAGCTTGATCTGGTCGACGACCAGGTACTCGCGCACCTCCTCGGGCCACCAGGTCTTCTCGAAGTCCGACTTCTGGACGGATCCGGGGGTCACCTCGCCCGACAGGGACCAGAGGTGCTTGTGGTATGTGAAGGGCGCGACGATCAGGCGGGCGTCGTAGTGGACGCACAGGGCCTGGATGTTGTCCCACGCCGCCTTGAAGACGGAGGTGTTGTTCTGGGCTGACGTGAGGAAGAACCGCTTCACGCCGGGCGAGGGCCCTGTGATCTGACGGGGCTTGGGGGTGCGTACTCGTCCGACTTGCTGCTTGGTCATTGCTATCCTCTGAAGTGTGTGATCCACCAGTCCTTCGTTAGCAGGACGATGAGCCCTAGGGAGCCCACCACGGCCCACCTTATGAGCGACCGCAGCCCGGTGTCCGTGATCTTCTCGCTGTTCAGGCGCCAGCGACGCATGAAGGCCAGGTCGGCGATGAAGTCGCCATCGTCCATGAGCCTCCGCAGGGTGCGCAGCCGGGCGAAGTCCTGCTGGGCCGAGAGCGGGTTGGCGGTGTCGATGCCGAGGCCCTTGAGCGTCGCGTCGACCGCGCGCTGGGCCACGCCGGCCATCATGGCCTCGACCGCGTCGTGGCTGGGGTGCTCCGTCCGGTCGCCCAGGCTCAGCCTGGCGCCGGACTGGGCGATCTGCTCGGCCTGGCGCTCGCGGCCATCGTCACCCGTCGGGTGCTTCACGACCGGATGCCCCTGATGATCTGGGCCACGTTCTCGGCGCCGCGCTTCATGAAGTAGAAGGACACGATGATGTTGCACCAGACGTCGACGTTGCCCTTGATGGGACCGGTCGACCCGAGGCCGAGGACGGTGTCCCACACGACGCACTTGGCGAAGTAGGCCAGCCACACGTAGAAGGCCAGCTTCTCCGGTTCCCAGGGGTGGCCGATCTGCGCGATCTTGAGCCGCGCCATGGACTGGATCTCGACGGTCTGCGCGGCGATCTCCTTGCCGGCCAGGTCGGCCGCGGTCTGCTTGTCCGTGGTGGTGGCGGTCAGGTGGAGCTGGTACGCCTGGACGAGGCCCTTGATGACCGGGCCGCCGATGAAACTGATGATCGAAAGCCACATGGCTCAGTGCTCCGTCGGCTGGTTGCATTCGTCCACGGGGTCGTCGCCGTCCTTGTGGCGCATGAAGCGGGGGCGTCCGGTCGTCACGAAGCGCAGGGTCGCGAAGACGATTGGCATGAACACCATGATCTTCGAGGCCTTGTCGTCGCCGAGGATGTAGTCGAGCGCGGGCTTGACGTTCACGACGTCGAGGTAGTCGGCCACGCCGAGCAGGAGGAATATCGCGGAGACGCCGAGGGTCTTGAGCCCGTCGACGGCGTTCGTCACATCATTCCAGAGCTGGCGCAGCCGATCCATCTTTACACCTTTGCCTTGACGTCGGCCGCCACCTTGGCGGCCTCGGTCTTCGCGGCGGTCTCGGCCTTCGAGAAGAGGGCGGAGAAGCCTGCCTTGACCTTGTTTGAGAACCCGACGCCGAGGCCGAATGCCACGATGCCTATAGTGAGCGTTACCATGAGACCTCCTTAGGGGACCTGACGACCGATGAGCCGGTTGACGCGGGCCATGATCTCGTCCCGGTAGCGATAGAGCAGGTATACGCCGAGACCCAGCACTGCGACACCCGTGAGGCCGACGATCCCGAAGGCCAACTTTGCCCCAACGGTCTTCCAGGCGACGGCGGCGGAAACGCCAGCAGAAGCAACGCCCTTGGCCCCGGTGGCGGTGTTCTTACGGGCGGCCAGGTCCCTGCGGATCGCGCTGCTGGTCGCCGGCCCGATCACGCCGTCGACGTTCAGCTGGTTGTGGGACTTCTGGAAGGCCACGACCGCGGCCTCGTCGTCGGCGCCGAAGGTTCCCGGGGTGGAACCGCACTTGAAGCCGAGCTTCTTGAGCCACCCCTGCGCCTCCGTGACCTCGGGGCCGGTGTCGTGCAGGCCGATCATCCCGGGACCGGGCCGCGTGACGGGGGTTCCGACCAACGGGCCCGATCCGTCCTCGTTGCGGGTGATGACGGTCGGCGTGTGATCGTTGCCCTCGACGCCGTAGTCGCCGCTCTCGATCATGGACCACTCGCGCTTGCGGCGGCGGGTCAGGCCCGCGAGCACGCTGCCGCCGGCCTTGTTCCACGACATGATGCTGAGCCTGGCCCCCGCCATGTCCTTCGCGTTGACGAGGCGCGGCCAGGTGGCCCGCCCGATCGCCCCGGTGTTGAAGTGGAAGCTGTCCCCCGCGTCGAACTGGGGCTGCGTGCAGTCGGGCAGGGCCCTCCGCACGGCGGGCTCGTAGTTGTCGGCGAGCGACTTGTCGAGCTCGGTGTCCGCCTCCGCCTGGGTGATGGTCAGGCCCGCCTGGACCTTCCAGGGGATGTTCTTGTCCATGTTGGTGATGCCGAAGCCGATCGTCCAGACGCCGACGCTGTCCCTGTAGGCCCGGAGGGAGCATCCCTCGAAGGCCTTGATGACGTTCCTTCCCTTGCCGCTGATCGTTAGCATGGTCCGTTCCTTTGTCCTACTGGATTATGATGATGACCGGCTGCTTGCTCGAGCCGCCGCCTCCGCCGCCGCCCGCCGCCACGATCGCGTCCACGATCATGCCCCAGTCGGCCCTCGCCACGGTGAAGGTCTCTGCTACACTGGACTGGGCAGACGCCACTACCTCGTACGCCGCCTCCATCCATGACCAGTCGGTGCCACCGCTGTTCTGCGGGAACTCAATCTCCGTGAACCCGGTTGGCGGCCCGGCCGTTGCAGTGCCCGCATTGGAGTTGCTCCACACGGCGAGTAGCATGGTGTTCGTGGCGGTGGTGGATACGCCGGAGGCCGAGGGCGTTGTGTTGGTGCCCGTCACGTCGCTGTTCGTCTTCGGCAGTGACGCGTTCGCGTCCCACGGCGTGGAGGTGTTCGCCCCGTTCACACCGAAGGCGAGGATCGAGCCGTTGTCCACGGCCGCGCTGAGCGTGGCCGTGATCGTCACCGCGCTCAGTGCCGTTGGCGCATGGGCCCACCATATCTCCAGGAACTGCGGGTTGGTGTGCCTGCCGCCGGTGATCTGTAGCCGCTGGCGGAGCGCCCAGGTCAGGCCGCTGCCGTCGGCCACGGAGGAGACCTGGAAGGCCCCCGCGGTGGTCTTCTCCCCGGCCACCATCAGGACGACGACGTCGTCCGTCAGCGAGGTCGTCAGCGCGACGGTGCCCGAGCTGACGCCGCTGTAGGTGTTCTTGTTGTGTCCGTCGAGGGCGAGCGTCATCCTACCTGTGTCCCAGGAAGCTGATGGAGACGTCGGCGAGGGTGGCGTCCGCCGCGGCCGGCGCCACGATCGTGATGACGTCGTTGACCGCGAAGGTCACGGCGGCCGCGAACGTGAAGGTCGCGGTCGCGGAGGCCGTGAACACGATCGTCCCGATGGACACGCCGTTCCGATTGATCGTGAGGGTGGCAGTACCCGTCGAGGCCACGCCCGCGGTGGCCACCGAACCGGTCAGGCTGATCGGGAGGGTGAAGGCGCGCACGACGTTGAACCTGAGACACAGCTGGCTCGCCGTGAGGACGCCGGGTGCGAAGACCGCGAGGTCGTTGGCCGGGTTGGCCACGGCCGAGAGCTGGAAGGACAGCAGTCCGTTCGCGGTCCCGTCGGTGTAGATCATGGTCGCCGCAGCAGCGGCGAGCGCCACCGTGGTTGTCCCCACCGTCACGCTGATCGAGTTGGTACCGTCGTTGGTCAGGAACACGAGGCGCTTGATGGCCGGGAGCGTGAGCGTCATGCCGACGCCGGTCGGCGTCACGCTGAAGCGTATCGCCGAGCGGTACTGCGCGGCGGTCAGCGCGACGCTGGCGGTCAGGTTGACCACCAGGATCTCGGTGATGGCCGCGTCCATCGCGCCCACCGCGTCGTTGACCGTGGTCTCCGGGGTGGCCTGCCCGCCCACGAGGGCGGGTGCGTTGAGGTTAGCTGACATTCACAGACTCCAGTCGCGGGAAGCCCCGCCCAAGTTCACCATTCTGATACACGCGGAACTTCAGGCTCGCCAGGGGAGGTGCGAAGCCGTCGGTCGTCTGGTTCGCCGAGGTGTAGACGTACGTCGGCGAGGTCAGGCCGTTCACGGTGCGGATCACCGTGGGTCCGGACATGATCTCCAGGTCGTAGGTCTCGCTCGTCTCCGAGAGCACCTGCGCATTCGTCACGAACTCGCCGCCGAGCCTGTCCCTGCGTACCCATGCTAGGTCCAAATCGTTGCCGGCAGCCAGCGTCGCCTTGAGCCGACAGGGGCTGAACGGGAAGAGTCCGAGGCCCTGGATCGTCACGTCGGCGGCCCCGGCCGGTCGCGAGGACGGGAGCCCATTGACCGTGTAGCGATACACGCTTCCTACCTCGCTGGCAACCAGCGACTGGGTGTTGAGCGCGCCGGCCTTGAAGCCGGTCGCGACCGAGGCGACCAGGTAGGCGACGTCCGTGGCCACGTGCCCGCCGACGGCTGCGTCCGTGCCGCGCTGCCCGCGGATGATGCCCGTCAGCCGGACCGTGTTCGCGTTGACGACAACCACGTCCCGGAAGAAGATGTACTCCCAGTTTCCGGGCTGGCCGTACGCGAGGCAGTTCTTGCCGGCCACGAAGTCGTAGTACGACGCGGAGGCGAGGTCCGTCAGCGGCGCGATGGTCTTGCAGCTGAGCGTGATCGTCTCCTCGATCGTGCGGTAGAGCGGCTCGACCGCGGCCGGCAGGCTGGCGATCGTGCCCCACCTGAGGTCCGTGCTCGTGGTGAACAGCTGCGCGGGCGTCGCGACGCCGCTGACGACCTTGCCGGAGGCGAAGGCCGCCAGGCCGAAGCCCGTGGAGTAGGCGCGGACGGCGTCGGAGAGGTCGACGACGCCGGGGACCGTGCCGAACAGCCTGTCCCTGACCGGCGCGTCGATGACGACGGGGAGGCCGTCGCTCGGGCCCGCGATGGTCTGCGGCAGCCTGCCGGTCGCGTCCGTGTTGCCGATCGGGACGTCGTTCCTCGAGGCGAAGTTGGTGGCCGAGAAGCTCGTCGAGAAGTCGCCGTTGAACGTCGCCTCGTTGATGCGCACGGTGTACGCGAAGGGCGCGATCGTGACGGTGACGACGTCGCTCGGCTCGAGCGTCAGGTAGGACTGCGGGAGCCTGAACTGCTGCGTGATGACGTTCTCGCCCTGGCCGATGGCGGTCTTCGCCACGCGCGCGTAGGCCTCGCTCGTGCTCATGACGAACGGGAGGTCGTAGGTGACGGTCGTCGCGCCGGTGACGGCGAGCGCGCCGCCCTGGTTGTCCGGGATGAAGGTCTGCTGCGAGTAGAGGTAGTCCATCTCCAGGGCGTAGTAGTCGAGCGCGGCGGCCGACTGGCCGGCGCTCGGCGGCGCGATGGTGGTGATGATAGCGTCGTTCGCGGTGATGTTGTTCTCGCTCGCGTAGGCCAGGTTGGTCAGGTCGATCGCCACGGTCGCGGCCGGCGGCAGCGCGCCGTTCGTCAGCGTCGCGTGGTCGAAGTGCACGTTGGTGGACGTCGCCGTGGTGGCAATCGAGTTGCCGGCCGTGCCCGCGACTACCGCGGTCAGCGAGATGCTCGTGAAGCCGTAGGCGTCGGTGGTGGACGCCGTGGCCTGCGCGTCGACCAGATTATTCTTGACCGTGCCGGCGAAGAAGCCAGGGTTCAGCGACGGGTTCTGGCTGTCCAGCGCCGCGTATGTGAGGTCCGCCTTCAGCGCGGCGAGGAAGTTGTTGGCCGTCTTCTCCATGTGGTTCGTGGCGGTCGTGCTGTCGTCCAGGCTGATCTTGACGTCGAACGGCGCGCTCGGTGTGTTCTTGAACCTGTAGACGAACGAGCCAACGGTGGCGGTGTCGCCGTCCGCGACGGCGCCCGTGATGTTCCAGCCCCCGGTCGCCTTGATGGGGTTGTTGGATGAGCTGGCGAACTTCAGCTTGCCGCCCGAGTTGAAGTACGAGAAGTTGTAGATCGAGCCGATGCTGTTGAAGAGGTTCGTCAGGTCGTACGGCTTGAGGATCAGGACGCCGGGGACTTGGTCGCTGAGCGAGGCCGATATGTCGAGGGCGCCGTCGAGGTACCCCGCGAGGTGGGCCATGGACCTGATGTAGCCGCCGACCGTGCCCATGGTGCCGTCGACGCCGGAGAAGACCTGCGCGTACCGAAGTCCAACACCGGTGAACACCTGGCCGGCGCCTACGGTCCCGCTGAGGAACCTGATCTGCCTGACGCTGTCCCCAGGCCGTGTTGTCGCTGTCGGGGAAGGTCGGCAGGGTCGTGTAGGTCAGCGTGTTGAGGTCGAGCAGCTGCGTGCTCTCGGGACTGAAGTTGCCCGTGCTGACGTCGCTGAAGATCGTCGTGTTGAAGTTCCATGAGATTGTGAAGGGCATGGAGGTGACCGCGACCTGTGCACCAACGTTCGGGAATGACCCGCGCCAGCCGGGCGCGACGGTGTAGTCCGGCGGTCCGTCCATGTCCACCGCGAACTTGTACAGCGCCTGGGTCCCAGCGCCGGGGTTTGTGACCTGCACGACTATGTTGCTGTCCTGGTCCAGCATTGCCCGCGGGGTCTCTCCGGCGACGGTGGACATGACCTGGTGCCTGCCGAGCAGTATGCCCTCGTTGATGCCGCCGGCGACGTTGACCTCCGCCGATACGTAGTAGACCCAGACGCCGGCCTCGGTGCCGCCGTCCACCACGACGAGGAAGGCCGCGTCCTGGTATGTGTAGTGCGTCTGCTCGAGGGCCTTCTTCGACAACGGGAAGGCCTGACAGCCGTCGATGTTGCCGGTCGTGGTGTGGAACGCCCTCGGCCTGAGTGTCGGCGGGATCATGCCCGAGGTGGAGGGAGTGAAGACACCGAATGTGCCGAAGCCCTGGCAGAGGACCGGGAGCAGCTGACCGCCCGCGATGACGTACTCGACCTGGCCCACGCGGCCGGTCTGGAAGTCGATGCAGGGCTTCGCGTCCGTTATGGTGGTGCCGTCGATGTTGCGGGGCCCAAGGTTGGAGTTGGGACCGAACTGGGCGTCCACCATGCGGCCAGTCATGTCGTACGACGACAGGGTCAGGCTGCCGTCGTTCGTGCCGTAGATGATGCCGTTGATCGTGTCCCAGGCGTGGAGTGAGTCCACGCCGATGATGGTGGCGCCGCCGAGGATGTTGGTCACCGGGTTGCAGGCGGTCTGCGTCATCGTGTCCATGTCGAACAGGGACAGCTCGCCACCGCTCGTGGCCGGGTCGTACGAGAGGACAGCGATCTGGCGGTTGACGAAGTCGGTCATGACGACGACCTCGCCGCCGACGCCGGTGAACGGCGTGGCCGCGTCTAGCATGTGGAAGTCGTGGGTCAGGCTCGTGACCGTGCTCCCGTCGACCAGCTCAACAGTGATCTTGGGGAAGCCCGTCGGCACGGTGTGGACGCCGCCGACGCTGAACCCGCCGTCGTTCTGTAGGGAGCCGGTGCCGACGACGAGGCCGTCGATGACCATGTACATCTGACCGCGGTAGGCGGGCGCCAGGTTGCCGAGGGCCGCCACGATGGCGGGGTCCGGCAGCTGCGTCTCGCTGCCGTCGTAGAAGCGGAACGTCAGGTTGCTGAGGATCGGCTGGAGGACGGCGCCCGTCGGCGGACTGGTGTTGCCGGGGATGATCGGTCCGCCGTTGGACTCAACCGAGCTGCTAGTGTTCGTGAACACGCCGCCCACGTATGACCCGGTCGGGACGTAACCGAGCGCGCCGTTGTCGAAGGCCAGTGGCACGCCGACGCCGTCCGCCCAGACGAGCGAGCCATCCGCCCACACCCTCCTGACCTGCGGCGTCTCGCCGGGATCCAGCTTCATGCCGAGCGACACCGCGAAGGTCTGTCGGTAGGTCCACGTCGTCGTCGTCGTCCCCGAGACACCCGGGAACGGCGACGGGGTCGACGTGGTCTTGACGTCGGACTTCACGGCGTCGCCGGCCCAGAGTACCGCGCCCGCCACCTTGCGGTAGCCCGCGCTGATGGGTATGGTGGAGCCCCAGACGGAGCCGGAGTAGTTGACGCCCTGGGTCTGCGCGAAGTTCGAGCCCACCTTCTCGCCCGGGTAGAGGAGCGCGCCCACGAAGTCGGTGATGGAGCCGCCTATGACTGACATGCTGTCCCTCTAGCCGCCGCCAGATATGGCGGTGAAGTTGGTGTAGACGTCCGACCCGTCCGGCACGTCCGGCTCGAACCGGCCGTTGACGACGTTGTTGAACTTGTTCAGGCAGGTCTGGCGGAGCTTGTCGCAGCCAGGGTATATCTCGCCAGTGTCGCCCGCGGCGATCGGGAAGAACGGCGGCGAGAGCAGGAAGACGCTCGTCGTCCCGCTGTCGTTCGACTGCACGGAGGACTGCCTGCCCGCATTCACGCCGGTCAGCCACTTGACGAAGCCGAGCGCCCAGTGGGCGTTCTCCTGGCCGATGGCCGCCGCCACGAACGACCCGCCGCTCGCGGATATCACGGTGAACGCGACCTTGAGTGGCGTCAGGTTGACCTTGCAGCGCGCGTCGCCGAGGCTGGCGCGGCAGGTCTGCGAGTACTTCTCGGTCCCGATGGCCGCGCCGGAGACGGTGCTCTGGCTCGGCGTGACCGAGACCGTGGCCACGTGCTGGTCGGAGAGCGTGACGACCCCGAAGATCCCGTCGTACATGGCGACGACGCCGAAGGACGGGTTCTCGTAGTCGACCACGAACACCTCCGCGGCCGCGCTGTCGTAGAGCCTGGCGCGCAGGTTCTTCTCGGAGATGCCCGCGTCGTCCGTGATGAAGGTGACGGTGACGCTCTGTAGGTTCGCCGCCGACGACGAGGTGAAGATGGCCGAGGACGTGAACGAGATGTCGGCCCGGTAGACCTGCGGCGTGACGTCAGGCGCGATCGTGATGGTGATCGGGCGCACGGCGTCGGTGAACCGCACGACCGTGCCGTCCGTCCTCGTGACCCGCCAGAGCCTGGCGAGGGTCGTGGACTCGCTGGCAATGGACGCCTGGAGCGATACGGACGCCGGCCTCATTCGCGCACCTCTATGACGGGCAGCGAGCCGATCGAGCCGGCGTCGGACAACTGGAGCTGGAGGGCGAACACGTCGACGTTGAAGCGCACGGGGATGTCGAACTCGCACGTGGCCGTGACCACGGCGCCTACCGCGGGGACGACTGCCAGGACGTAGACGCCGAGCGGGTTCTGTGTGAAGCCGACTGCCACGCCGTTGATGAACCAGAAGACCGTGCCCGCCACCGGGCGGGTGATGCGCCTGATGTACGGGGCGGGTCCGGTGGCCTCGTAGGTCTTGATGAGCTGGAACGTGGCGTTGGCGCCGTCGCCCACGCCCTGGACCTCGTCCGTGACGGTGAAGTCGGACCAGTCCTTGAAGCGGAAGCTGTTGCCCTGGCCGCGCCGCGCGAAGAAGAACGCCCGGGTGACGTTGAAGTCGTCGGCGGTCTGGATCCCCCAGGCAAGGTCCCAGGAGTGTCGGACCTCGGCCCAGTCGATGTTGCGCTGCTCGGCGCCGCTCGACAGCGGGATGAGCGTGGTCTGGAATGTCGGGCCGCCGGTCGCGCCCTGCTCGACGTCGTCCGGCAGCCTCACGTCATGAAATGCCATTATACCATTCCGCTTGTTGCGCCGTTGAGCTTGCCGCGCAGGCTGAGGAGCGTCTGTGCCTGGCTCCGGCGGAAGCTGTTGGCGTCGGGCGTCGTGACGTTCATGTTCACGACGATGGGCCTGCCGCCGCCGGACATGTTGTTCTGCTGGGAAGGCGTCTTGACCTGGACCTGCTCGCCGGGGGTGGCGTAGAACTGGACGAGCTGGCTGTCAGTGCCGCCGACGCCGCCGACCGTGAAGTCGCCGCCCGTCGCGAAGCCCGGCGCGCCCGCGGCGTGGGCGTCGGCCTTGAGCGTGGCGACGACCTCCTTGCCGGTGTACCCCTGGATGCTCTCTGCCTGGGTGATGAGCTCCTGCCAGTTCGACCCGGGCTGGAGCATGCCGGTCTGCAGCACCAGGTCCAGGGACTCGCCGAACTGCCCGAGGATGGCGCCGGAGCTCTTCTGTCCGCCGCCACCTCCGCCGCCGCCGCCGCCTCCGCCGTTCGAGCTGTTGTTGACCGAGTTGGTGGCGCTAGACACGGTCGACGCCATGCTGTTGGCCGCGTTCGCGACCGTGTTGAAGTCAGCGCCCGTCCTGCGGGCCCACTCGTCTGCGGCCTTCACCATGTCGCCGAAGGCGTTCTCGGTCATCAGGGCGTTCTGCTCGATCTCCTTCGTGTTCTGGGCGATCAGCGCGGTGTATTCCTTCTCCTGCGCGGCGGCCCTCTTGGCGGCCTCCACCAGCCTGTCGTGGGCGGCGACCAGGTTCGTGAAGGCCGGGATGGCCTCGGCGTTCACCCTGCCGTTCTGGGTCATGGTGTCGTTGAGGGCCTTCATCGCCTTTGTGGCGCTGGTGGCCCCGCCGGCGACCGACTCCTGGGTCCCGTCGCCGAGCGCGGCGCCGAGCTTGACCGCGCTCTCCTTGGTCTGGCCCATCTCGGTCGTGGCGGACTCCATGGCGTCCACCATGATGTTCTTGAAGGTCGTGAGCGGGTTGGTCAGGGCGTTCAGCGCGTTCGAGATGGGGGCCAGGGTGGGGATGAACGAGGAGAGTATGGCCAGCGCGCCGCGGATCACGGTCATGAACAGCTCGAAGGGCGCGATCAGTATCTGGCCGAACACCTTGAGGTACGGGCCGAACGTGCCGGCGAAGAAGGTGTAGACCTCGCTGACGACGGCCTTGAGGACGTTCCAGATGCCCACGACTGCGCCCATCACGGTGATGCTGCCGCTAGCGTTGAGCTTGATCGAGTTGCCGAACTCGTAGACGAGGGCGATGACCGTAACCAGCGCGACGGCGAGGAAGCCGAGGGGGTTGGCCGCGATGGCCAGGTTCATTGCCCTGATCGAGGTCGTGATGAGGTTGAACACGCCGGGGATGACCACGAGGGTCGCGTAGTAGCTAGCCCAGACGGTGATCGCGACCTCGATGACGGAGGCCACGGTGGAGAAGTTGCGGCCCACGCCGGCGATCGTGTTCGACAGCAGCTGCGTGACGCCGTTCGCGCTCTCGGTCTTGCCGACGTACTCCAGGATGGCGTTGCCCAGGGTCGCGAGCGCGCCGCCGAGCGTCAGCTCGATCTCCTTGCCGGCCACGTTGGCCGCCTGCGAGGCCTTGTTGAACGAGTCCACGAAGTCCTTCGAGGTCGTGGCCGACTTCTGGGACATGCTGACGAGGGCGGACGTCGTGGTGCCGAGGCCCGTGGCCACGAGCTGGCCGAGCTGAGGGAACTCGTACATGATGGTCCGGAACTGCCGGCCCTGGACCGTGCCGGTCGCGATGGCCCGCCCGAACAGGTCGACCGCCTGCGCGGCCTGGACGGCGGTGCCGCCACCCTCCTGCACGACGGCGTTGACGTTGCGGATGACGTCCAGCAGGTCCTTCTGGCCGAGGCCGAGGTTGGAGGTCTCGGTGCCGAGCTTCTGGAACGAGTTGACGTTGGCGGCGAACGACGAGCCGGTCAGCTGGCTGATGTCGTACAGCGCCTTGGTGTTCTCCTCGAGGTCCTTCGACGTCGCGGAGACGCTGCGCATCTGGATCTCGGTCTTCTGGAACTGCTCGGTGATCTCGATGATCTTGTCCGCGGTGAACACCAGGCCGAGCGCGCCGAGCGCCTGCGTCAGGATGCTCGTCGCCTCGCCCAGGCCCCTCTGGGCCTCGGCCGACTTGACCGCCGCGTCGGTGTGCTTCTCCGTCTGCTCGGTCACCTGCTCCGTGGCCTGCGTGGCCTGCTGGGTGCCGTTGATGAAGTCCTGGGTCTTCTGGTTGTACTCGGCGAGCGTCTGCCCGCTCCGGTCGGCCGCCCCCTGCGCGGCCCGGAGCACGCCCTCCTGGGCCGCGAGGGCGCTGTTCATCTGCTCCACAGGGGGCACGGTGGCGGCGACGGAGTCCTTCATGAAGTTGATGGACGCGTTCGCGCTGTCGACGCCGGTCGCGGCCTTGTCGCCCGCGTCGCCGATGGCGCTGATCGATGCCGCGGCCTCGTCTGCCCCGGACTTGGTGACTACGATGTCGATGCCTTCAGTCATCAGCCGAGTGCCCTTATGCTCTTGACGGTGTCCTGGCCTGCCTGGATCGCCAGCTCCACGAAGCCAGCGGGCGCCTGCGCGGAGGAGCCGTCGTTCAGGGCCTGAATGTACGGCAGGTTGTTGGAGATGTACATCGTGTCGGCGTCCGGGGAGCCGGCCACGACCTCCTGACCCTGGTCGATGGCGGCCTGGGTGTTCGTCCCGGCGGTGCTACCCTGCTTGCCCTTCTGATAGGCGTCGTAGACGTCGGACTGCTTCTCGGTAGACACCCGCCAGTTGGCGCGGGCGCGACCGGTGTCCACCGGGGTGGCCGTGACTACCGCGGCGTCGACCGCCAGGACGGTGGCGCGGAAGCCTGCGTCGACGTTTACGACGATCGTCTTCGCGAGTCTCCTCATGCTGTCAGCGAACTCTGCCGGCGATGCCATTCCTGCTCTCCTCGAGCGCCCGCTTGTCTGCGCTCATCTTCTTGCCCTTGTCCTTGGCCCAGGACATGTAGGCCAGGTCCATCCTGCCGAGCAGGAAGTGGGCGTCCTTGGCGTCGTCGCCGAGCTGTCCGTTCGCCTCGCACCAGTCCTGGATCGTCGACCAGGGGATCTTGCCTCCCTGCTGCCGGTCCGACGCGAGCTCGAAGAACCCCCTCATGTAAATGCCCAGGCCCTGCTGAACCTCTGGGGGAGGTTCGAGCAGCCTGGGCGGGACCGCCCTGCCGGACCTGACCGCCTGCATGACGATCTTGTCCCTTATGGGCGCCTTGTCGAGGGCGTCGACAAGACACTGGATCAGTTTCCCGAGGCGGCCTCGAGGTTCGCCTTGCGGAAGTTCGCGACCTTCTGGGCCTCGGCCTGGAGCGCGGCGAACAGGTTGGGGAGGTCGGTCAGCAGGCCCTTCGCCGCCTCGACCGTGAAGAGGATCTCCTCGCCCTTGCGGTCGAAGACGTCCTTCCAGTCCTTGAGCACGGTCTCGCAGAACACCGCGATGACGATCTCGGTCGCCAGGGCCTTCGGCATGGCGTCCGCGGCGATCGCGGCCTGGAACGGCTTGAAGCGCTTGGTGACCGCCTTGACGAAGGCTTCGTTCTCGCCGCCCGCGCGGGCGATCTTGAACTGCATGGTGCCGATTGGCACCCAGACGCCCCCGGCCTCGAGCGTGTTGTCGCTCTCGAACTGATCGTACGCGCTGATGGTCTTGCTGTCTGACATGTCGTCCTCGTGAGGGGTTGGGCGGATCGTCTATCGACGACCCGCCCAGGTATTCCCGACCCTCGCAGTGGTCTCTTAGGCGGCCAGTGTGGGGAGGTAGTCCCAGAACTGGAACAGGATGGTGTGGTTGAGGTTCACGTCCAGCTTGGCGCCGGTCGCGGCCGCGTTCGTGATGGGCATCATGATCGCCGTGTCCTGCTTGACGTCGGCGAGAGCGTCGCCCACCGTCACCAGGGGCATGTCGATGGTGATGCCCTTGTTGTTGTTGCCGAGCGTCAGGTCGAGTGTGACGTCCTCGTTGTTGCGCACGGCGTCCATCGCGGCGACGTCCGCGAAGTAGGCGGTCGCGGCGGCGTCCACGGTCAGCGTGCCGGCCGAGTTGTCGAACGCGCCGAGGAACTTGACCGCCTTGTTCGGCTTGACGCCGTTCTTGACGGTCAGCTTCAGGTCCGTCAGGAAGGCGAACAGGTCGACCGGGTTGGCGCTGACCGGGTTGATGCCGGCCAGCGACAGTCGCACGACGTGCGACGTGGCGTTGAAGGCGTCCGCGTCCTGGAGGACGGGGCGGGTGCCGGGCTTCACACCGGTGACCGCCGACCGCGTCTCGTGGTCGCGCGACATGAAGTCGAGCTTCATCATCACCTTGTCGGCCTGCTTGACGTCGAGCTCCAGGGTGTTGGGGATCGAACCGGTCAGGTACTCCGACTGCACGGCCGATGAGGCGTCGTCGGGCGCGCCGAGGGTGCGCTCGAGCTGGTAGCTGCGGCGGACCAGGAGGGACCCGACCTCGTTCTTGCAGACGCGACCGAAGAACACGCGGATGTCCTTGGCCGCGCCCGCGTCGGTCACCATGGCCAGGGTCGACTTGTCGAAGGTCAGGTCGTCGTTGGCGATGACCCGGATCCGCTTGAGGCCATTGTTCGCCGAGGTGGCGAACCTGTTGAGGGTCGCGTCGTCGCCGACGCACACCCACGAGCCGACCGTCAGGCCGAGGCTGATCCACGACCGCCCGACGCCGCCGGTCAGGGTGGCGGACGCCCAGGCGGCGTTCAACACGACCTCGGTCGCGGTGATAGCGTTGCCCACGGTGCCACTGACCTTCGCGGTCACGGTCAGGGTGGTGGCCGTGTCAGCCGCGGTAACGTCCGCGTTCTGGGTCGTGGAGAGGGCGTAGTCAGTGCCCGGGACGCCGAGGCCGTTCAGGTTGATGGCGTTCTTGAGGTTCGTGAGAGTGGTCGCCAGGTCGACGCCGATCTTGACGTGGCCGTCGACGTTGGTCAGCACCGACTGGAGGGTGTAGACCTTGCCGTTGATCGTGACCGTCTCCGCGTCGGCGAAGACGCCGGTCGCGGTCAGGACGTCGCTCGCCGCGACGTTGCCCGTGATGTGCAGCTTGGGCAGCGCGCCGGAGGCGTCGATCGTCACGACGCCCGCGCCAAACTCGTGGCCGACCCGCGAGATGATGAGGGCCGAACCGCTCTCGTCGACCAGAGTAGTGTCGGTCACCGCGACGTTTATCGCCGTCGGGGTGCCGGTCACGACCTTGAGGCCGTCGTTCGTCGGGTCGGCGGAGCCCTTGGCGAACAGGAGGTCGCCGGCCACGTAGCCAGCCCCGCCCGCCGCGGGCTCGTAGGCGTTGCCAGTCCCGTCGACGGTGGGCGCGGCGATCTCGTCGTGCGTGCGCAGGGTGGAGAACAGGAAGCCCTGGGTGAGGGACTGCATGTTGTCCTGCGTGAGGTCGATGCCGAACCCGGCCTGCGCGTCGAGGTCGACGACGACCCCCTTCTTGCGCTGGCGGGCGGCGTTGATGGGGTTGCGCGCGACCGTCTTGATCTTGGCGCCGAACGTGGAGTAGTCGTTCGGGTCAAGCTGGGTCCACACGGGAGTGGCGGGGAGCACACCGACCGAAACCTCCTCGGCGATGCGCAGCTCCGTCTGGTTGCTGTCGATCTTGTTGACTGCGGTCATTGGATGGTTCCTCTATCTCAGTTCGGTGTACTCGAAGTTCGCGACTACGTTGGTCTGGTAGAAGCCGCCGGTCTTGCCGACTTCCTTCACCGTCGCCTTGCGGAACCAGACCCCGTTCGGGGTCGAGACCCCCTCGTAGGCATTCCTGGCGACTGTAGCCAGCGCGTCCGCCAGCGTAAACCCATCTCCGAAGGGCGTCATGACCTGGACGATCAGGATCCCGGACCGGTCGAACACCCGACCGCCAGTGGGACCCAGCGTCTGATCGTCGCCCAGGTTGTGCTTGACGTAGGGCCCGCGCAGCTGCGCGACCTTCGCGTCCTGAGGGGGCTCCTCGACGTCCTCGGAGTATATCTTGATGCTCGTGGTGTTGGCGGTGTTGTACGCGTCCACGGCCGCCTTGAGGCGCCCGTTGATGTCGTCCCTTGCCTGCGAGAGCGTCGTCATCCCTGCCTCAGCCTCAGTACGTAGAGCAGCGTGGTGTCGCCGGGCCTGACCGGCACGAGGTTGTCCGCGCCGTAGTTGACGCCGTCGACCTGGGCAAACTTGACCAGGTCCATGCTGATGGCCGCGATCGTCGCGTCCTGCCCGGCGATGAGCAGCTTCATGTCGGTGACGCGGATGCTGTCGCCGTTGATCTCGTTCTTCGTGAACGACGTCACCAGTCCCTTGGGCGTGACGTGCGTCGGCGTCGTCAGGTCCGGCCCGCGCCACGGCTTGGCCCCGTCCAGCGGGGCGGGCGAGGCGTCGAGCTCGAGCTGGACCGCCTTGCCGTACTTTGCGATGAGCGCGACGGCCTTGGAGGCTAGCGGCCCGTAGTTGTAGGTCACCGCGACGCCCTCCGCTGCTGGCTGGTCTGATCGAGCAGCGGCTCGATGAGCATGTCGGCCTGTGGCATGGTGACGAACATGATGCCGTCGACCAGGATCGTCCCCGTGCCGTAGCCGCCCAGGCCGGTCTCGAAGGACTTGGCGTCCGTGATGGCGCCGCCGATCGACACCGACGTGGACCTAACCTCGCCGGTGGGCTGGCGCTCGCCGTTGACGATCGCCTGCGGTCCATCCAGGACCAGCGGTCCGACCGTGGCCCGCAGCGCGTACTCGGCGCAGGCCTTCTTCAGCTGGACGGGCAGGCCGAGGATCGGCGTGCGGGCGTCGTCGTTGTAGATGTTGCGGCGCGGCCACAGCGTTGACTGGTAGGGGATGATCGGCGGGTCGACCGTGAAGTCGGGTTCGAGGAGCGGCCACTGGCCGGCGAAGCGGATCCTCCATCTGGTGTCGATGTAGTCGGTCGCCTGGACGATAGCGATCTGCACCTGCGCGTCGGTGAGCGCCGTCGTGTCGCGGCCGCGGTCCGTGTGGTACTGCCGGAAGAAGGCCACTGGGATGTAGGCGTTCGCGTCGTTGGTGCCGCCCAGGAGGGTGGCGGCGGACCAGGCGGCGCCAGCCACCGTCGAGGTCGTCGCCACCGCGTTCCCGGCCACGCCGGTGTTGACCGCGGTAGCCGTGACCGCGCCGAGGGCGGAGTTGACCGCCGCGACGTCGGTGTTAAGGGTCGTGGCCGCGGCGAAGTCCACGCCGGGGAGGCCGAAGCCGGGGACGGTGTTGATGGCGTTGGCGAGGTTCGCAGCCGCCACCACCGGGCTCGAGCCGATGGCCACGTTGCCGTCGACGTTCGTCAGGACGGCCTGGAAGGTGTAGACCTTGGCGCCTATCGTCACGGTGGACCCGTCTGCGGGCGTCGGACCCAGGGTCAGCGTGCCGACCGCGGGGGTACCGACGGTGCCGAGGCTGTTCTGAACCGAGAAGGTCGCGGTCATTAGGTCACATCCAGTATGAAGCCGGCGCTCGCGGCGCCATTGAGGGTGTTCGTCGCGGTGACCGTGACGTGGAGCGGGGTGCCGCCGACGAGGACGGTCCCGGCCTTGAGGAGGAGCGCGCGGCCGGACAGCGAGAAGCTGGCCGCGTCCGCGCCGGACAGCGCGAGCGTCGTGGCGCCGACGCCGTGGTCCATGATGTTGTCCACCTGCGCGATCGGCACGTCGGCCGCAACGCTGATGGTGTGGGCTACGGACAGTCCCCTGGGGGCCATGGACACGGCCATCGGCCTTGAGTCCCTGTTCCTCCGGCGGGAGTAGAAGTATGCCGCGGACTGCCCGTTAGTCAGCATGTCGGTTCCTTCAGGCGTGGGTGGCTACCGGGGGGACGCTCGGTCGCCGGTTGCCGTAGCCGGTCGGGCGGCGGAACCGCTGGTCGATGTCGGCCGGCCGGCCGCCGCGCTCCATCCGCTTCCGCGCCTCGCTCGCCAACCACTGCTGGACGATGTCGGCGTGGCGCAGCGGCGGGAACTCGGCCTCGAGGGCCTTCTTGGCCTCGTCGACCCTGGCAACCATCGCGTCGCGCATCTGGCGCTGCTTGGACAGGGCGACGTCGAACTCGCCCAGGTCCTCCACCGCGGCGTTCACCGCCGCCTGGAGAGCGACGCGGCGCTCATCATCAGTCTGGTCCTCGCCCGGAGCAGCAGACAGCGCAGACACGGACTCCGCAGCCGCCGCAGCAGCCTCGCCCAGGGGCTTCGCGCCGTCGAGCTTCGTCTGGTCATCGGCGGTCACCTCGTCGCGTGCTAGGAGTGCGCTGGCGGCGACCTCGCGATCGAAGCCGTTGGCGTTCAGGGTGATGTCCTCTCGGGTGATCGTGTCGTCCAGCGCCAGGTCGCGGACGCGGTCGACCGAGGGCAGGCCCTCCGCCGTCCAGTCTGCCTCGGTGTGCGGTCCGAGCTTGGCGATGGTCTCGAGCAGTTCTGCCTTGGTGATCTTCACGTTAGTCTCCGGGTTCAGGCCCACATGGGCTGACCACAGGGCTGGATCGCTCCAGCCCTGGACGTCAGCTCAGGCTTACGCGCCGAGGACGGTGTAGAACATCGTGATCGTGCCGTTGAGCTTCACGGTGACGGCGGTGCCGTCCTCGTTCGCCGCGGCCACGAGGATGTTCAGGAAGCCGGACACGCCGGCGGTCGCGTCGAAGGGGACGGCGGTCGGGTTCTGGACCTGCTTGACGGTCGCGACGCCGGCCGCGGCCGGTCCGATCGCCTGCTGGGCGTAGATGTCCTGCTCGGTCGTCGCGAGTGCCGGGCCGATGCCGGTCGTGGAGCCGATGCCGATGTCGCCGGCGAACGCGTCGGCGAGGCCGCCCACGGTGCCGGAGGCACGGGCGATCGTCAGGTTGACGCGCATGGCCTCGAACTCGATCAGCTCGGCCGGCAGGTCGAACAGCTTGTTGCAGATCTGACCGCCGTTGCCGGGGTTGTTCACCATCGGCACGACGCAGTCCTTGAACTCGAACACCACCTTCCGACGGGAGCCGTAGCCGGTCTCCTTGACCTTGACGCTGTCCACCTGCTTGGTGATCGCGTCGACCGGGAACGTGTTCAGGGCCGAGAGAACAATTGCACTCATTCGAGTTACTCCTCTAGATGCTGATGTGCACCAGTGTTCCCGGGTCCGCCGGGTCGGTCGTTTACTTGAGGGCCGTCGCCAGGGTGGCCGCCCGGATCTCGTCTGCCGAGTTCTTTGTCAGGCTCTTGAGTGCGTCGAAGGGGGCCGCCGTCACGCCGTCGACACCCCCCGTGAGGGTCGCCGCCGACCAGGTGCCGAGGGCGACGGTCGAGGTCGTGGCC